TTAAGGTAAATATTATTATGTTAAACAAGTCAAAACAAATCCTTATGACATTGTTGTTGTTCTTAGGAATGACAGCAAGTGCAACTATGTTTAGTTCATTATCGTTTGCTATTGAGAGAGATGACAGCAGTACCATTGAACCTGAGGTGACACCACCTAAAGGTTTAGAAGGTCCTATGATTCCTGAACAAATGATTAGTAGACTTCCTATCATGGTTGACTGTGGCCCAGCAGAATTGTTGATGCCAGACATTGTAGCCAAGTATGCCGAAACACCATTTGCTTCTATGGACGTTATGTTTAGAACTCCACAAGGTCAAGTGTTGTCAGGCAAAGGTACAATCACAGTTAACGTTACAACAGGTACGTGGAGTTACATTGTATCTTTTGGTGAAGCAGAGAACATTTGTTTCTTCCTAAGCGGAAGTAACTTTGGTCCTTGGGTTGATCCACAAGAGAAGCAAACAAAAGACAAACAGATTATGCCACGTGAAGGCGAAATGCCAGGCGTAACTAAACGTGTTCTAATAGACTATTAGTCTATCATATATACTATTCCCAAACTGGTACGAAAATAGTTCTTACGGGGCGATTCGGCTCTGTGCCAATACATGCTTGGAAACATTACTGCTCTGTTAGGTTTGAAGTCAACGGTTGTTAATAAGTCACCGTTCTTTTCTTTGTAGAATGTTGTACCTCCATCTCCTTTAAGGTAAACAACAATAGTCCATACAGTTTCTTGTTGATCGTGTATGTCGGCATGTGGCCACATGGTGTAGCCTTTGCCTTGCATTGTGCCATTGAAGCGTAGACGTTTCATGTCATGTATAACTGCTTCAGGCTTTTTCTTTTGTATTTGTTTTCTGCATTGCTCATCGACTATGTCCATGAGTTGCATAGGATCGAAATGAACATGTCCCTCTTCGTAAATATTCCAAGTCATAAACCTTTCAACAGGGTTTCCCTCGCTTTCGCTTACAACTTCACAATACTTCCAAGGAACATATTCACTCTTTGATAGTATATCTTCAAACACTTCCGTGTCAAAGAAATTATCAAATACGATTATGTTATCGATTGCTGTGGTGTGAATCGTCATAGTGTACAATGTTCTCCTGATCGTCCCATCTGTCTATCCATATGCTGACTCCTATTGCAACAAATCCTATTGATAATATAAACCAGAAGAAAGGCTCAGTTGTTAACAGATGCCATAGCACCTGTAGTCCGTCCATTCCTTCAAACTCTCCTCGTTCCATTATCTACTCATCTTTGCTTTGGCGGCTTTTCTTTTTGCTTCTGTTATTGCCGCTTGTCTTATCTTTCTACCAATCGGTAATGCTTGTATGACTTCGTATATTCCACCCTTCTTGGCTTCCCATTCTACTTTCACACTCTTGCTTTCTGTACCTCCTTGGTAAGACTTAACTGCTTTTTTAAAACTTATTGCTTCTTTAGTTTCCACTTTGTCCCCGTCATAAAACGTGAACGTTCTCATCTTTGTCATAACACCTTTCTATTTTAACCAAGCAATTCTTTTGCCTGCATCTTTTCTTGCTTGATGTTCTTCATGTGAACCTGGATATCTCCATGCCCAAATAGCAACAAGTACCATAAAGCCACCTGTCCATGCTATTGCTTTTATATTACCTGTAGTAAACCACATAATAATTAAACTTGATGCCATTGTAACAATCATCAAATACTTTCCCTTTGTTGGGAATACTCTTTTCTCGCTCCAGCCACGTAGAAACGGGCCAAACAATTTGTGATTCATAATCCAGTTGTGCATTCTATCGCTTGACTTCGCGAAACAATAAGCCGCACCAACTGCTGGTGTACTCCAAGGTAAGCCAGGTAAGTAGACTCCTACAAACGCTACCCCTAATAAGATACAACCGAGCGTGAACCAAAACGCTTTCTTAATATTAAAGTTCTTAAACATATTATACTACCTTTGTGCCATCATAGTAAGAGTCAACGCACACACTCTAACCTTGAACTTACTATTATGTTCTGATTGTTCATAGACTATAAGTTTTGGTCTGTTCTTCCCTGAGTGATCAAACTGTATAGTCATGTTGTCAGGAAGTATTACTCCCTGAGATCTAAAAGTACCTAAAACGTCTTGTTCTAACTGCTCATAGAATTCTGTGTCAATCCATGCTCTGGCTAAAGCACGACTGCAAATATCTGGAAGTTGTTGTTGCACATCTTCTCTGTTTGTAAAAACTACTTTTTCCTCAACGAGTTTGTAAGGCTCTTGGTATGCTACAATAGGGAACTTGTCAGCAAGTATTACGTCTGTACCAGGCATCGTTTAAAGACCTTTCTAAGTGCTTCTACTAAATCATGTAACATTGCATCGGTGTGTAAAGGTGTAGGTGCAAAACGTAAACGTTCTGTTCCTACTTCAACTGTTGGATAGTTGATAGGCTGACAGTAAATGTTATAGTCATCTAACAACATGTCGCTCATCTTCTTACAGAGTTTTGCTTCTCCTACCATCACTGGTACAATGTGTGTTTCATTTTCTAAAATAGGAATATCTACATCCTTTAACATCTGTTTCAATTTGTTTGCTTGACCTTGATGTTGAATTCTTAATTCATTATGGTCCTGTACATATTTGACACTTGCTAATGCTCCTGCACAAACAATAGGACTTGTTGAAGTTGTAAAGATAAAGCCTGAGGCGATAGAACGGATAGCGTCTATGACAGTACTATTCCCTGTAATGTATCCGCCTTGAACGCCAAAGGCTTTACCGAGTGTGCCGTTAAGTATATCTATCTTGTTTAGACAACCAACCTGATCTGCGTAGCCGGCTCCGGTTTCACCGTACAGGCCTACAGCATGAACTTCGTCAAGATAGGTAACAGCATTATATTTCTCAGCCAACGCACAAATTTCTGGAAGTTTACTGACGTATCCATCCATGCTATACACAGACTCGAAGACAATGCAAGGTGTGCCTTTGACGTCTCGCAGTAGTTGTTCTAATGCTTCAAGATCATTGTGCGGAAAAATGTGTTTTTCTGCACCACTGTGTCGAATCCCTTGTATAAGGCTTGCATGATTCTTGCTATCAGATAGAAACACAATGTCGGGAATGATACGTTTAAGTGAAACAAGAGTCCATTCATTTGCTACATAGGCTGACGTGAACATTAACGCTGACTCTTTGCTATGCAATTTGGCCAACTCATGTTCAAGTGCTACATGATAGTGAGAGGTCCCAGCGATGTTACGAGTCCCACCCGAACCTGCTCCGGTTTGATCAAGAGCGGTATGCATGGCATCAATAACAACTTTGTTCTGTCCCATTCCAAGATAATCATTTGAACACCAGTTAACAATATTTTTAATAGCATACTTCCCATACCAAATGGCATTAGGAAATTCACCACGCTCACGCAGTATGTCGTTAAACACTCTATACTTGCCTGAGGCTTCAAGATCGTTAATCAGTTTTTTAAATGGTTCGAGGTCTATCATGTGCAGTATTTATGTGCGTAGATAATGGCTACGCAGTAATAAGGTTTGCGTTGAGCATTATCCTATGTCTATTTTGGATAGGATAACTTCCTGCGTGATAGTAGTTGCCATCGAATAGCAAGGCTCTGCCTTTCTTAGGTGCTACTCTTTGTTTAAGATCGAACTGACCAGGATTGGGATCCATAGGATCAAACTTACGATCGAATATAAAAGTGTCGCCGTCAGTATCATTAACATAATAGATGAGTACCATATGATCACTGGGCATATCAGTATGAGGTTCTTGGCACTGTCCATCTTGCCAACCAGGTATTTGTACATTTAAGTTTGCTTTCAGTCTGTGGTAGCCGTTGTTATCAAAGCCATGCTTCTCAGCAAAGTATCTTAGTGTACTGACTGTAGAATAAAATGTGCTTGTTGGTCCTTCTTCGTCATTGAAAAAGTTGTGTACAAATCCATGTGCGTATTTAAAACGTTCATCATGTATCTTAGGCTTACCGTTGTTGATGCTCGGTCTATAGTGCCACGGAAAGTTTACAGCACTCAACACTTCTTCAATGTTATCTTGATAGTGTTGTGGAATAAAATTATCTATTACTTCTATCATATGATCATTCCTGCATTTAGAATTATGCGTGATTGATTTTCTATAGGATTGTTACTTCCATGATAGCGTAATCCATCAAACACAACCGCAGTGCCTTTCTTAGGAGCAACACGTTTGTAAACTGTAAACTCATCTGGCTCTGCTTTCTCGTCAAATGTTTGGTCAAAGAAGAATGTATCTCCATCACTGTCGTTTACATAATACAAGCATACCAAGTGTGGTATGGGCATATCAATATGCGGTTCTTGTACAGTATCCTTTGTCCAACCATTAACAGGAACTGTTAGGTTTGCTTTGAGTCTATAGTAACCTTGTGTGTCATAGTTTACATTTACAAACTGTATAAAGTTCTGCACCATACCAAAGTAATTGCTTTGTGGTCCATACTCCTGATGATAGAACTGATGAGTAAACCCATGACTGTATTGGAAACGTTCGTCCTGAATCTTAGGTTTACCTGTTGTGATATTTGGTTGATAGAACCAAGGGAAATCGTTGCGTAACATAACTGCTTCAATCTCGTCTTGATACTTCTGTGGTAGAAAATTATCTATAACTTCGAACATGCATATACTTATGGCCAATAAAAAAGCCTTACACTGTTTATGGCAATGTAAGGCTTTTAATGTTATTTGTATGGACTATGTCCTGTTTTGCATATCGTTTTGTATCATTATTTACTTTGTGTTATTAATGAAGGCATAAAATTTATCAGCCGCCTCCAGGACTTCTTTGGTGCCAGGCACGTCTGGCAATGTTACTTTCGTAACAACTTCATCACCTTCTCTTGTGATTGAAGTACTGTATTGATCCCACTTTGCGTAATAGTCTTTCCAGACTGATACACTTGCGAGTTTCAAAACTTCTGTGCGAATCTCGTAACCGTTTTTATTTGTGTTGACTTTTGGCATTGCTTGTTTGAACATGTCAGCAATCTCTTGCGTCTGTTTCAAAATCGTTTCGCCGTATTTGGTTTCTACTGTACTCATAATTGATTATTCTCCTGTGTGTTTGTGTGTATAGTATTTATTGTACGTTATATAAAATTGTAATAATCTGGCTTTTATGTAACAAGTTAACTAAAAAAGTTAATTAAGAATCGTTAATTACGGATCATATCGCAATTAAGAGTGTTTTTCTTTTGTTTGTACGACTCTAAATAAATTGCTGACCGACAAACGTGATTGGTTAGTTTAACTGAAAAGGAGATCCAAAATGGAAATCTTAAATAAAGTAAAGGCTTGGGCCGGAGCATTAACAGAAGCAGGAATAAGTTTGCTTTCGTTAGGCATCGTGTTAGAAGTCTTGTTCAACGGACAGAACATTCCGTTCTGGCCAAACATCAACATAATCAGCAATATCCAAAACATTGTTGCAGGCTTTTCTGCACAAGGATTAGTTGGTTTAGTTGCGGTGTGGGTTTTATATTCAATTTACAATAGAAAGTAATATAAAGAATACTCAACAATGAGAAGTTGTAGAGGAGTCGTCTTGGTAGGTGTCTCCTCTACGTTTTTAAATTATCTTCCTGATACCCAGTCTTGTTCGTCTTCGGTGTAAGGCCACATTATATCATTCCTCCCCAGAACGCCGCTACTATTGCGAAGTACCCTACAAGTACTCCGAATATAACTGTTAAAGGTACTGCTACTTCAACAAAGTTTTTAAGCATGTGCCTTGCCCTTCCAAGTCGCTACAGTCTTACCACGCATGTAATGATCGCCTGGCTCGTAGTTTGACATACGTTTTTTCTTTTTCTCAAGTCTTTTAATTGCTTCAAGTCTGTGAGCAGATAGTTTTGATCTTTCAATCATCAGTGTCTTTGCTGAATCATGATAACCTTGTCTTGACAGTTCAGCCGCCGCTCTGGCTAAGCCTGCCTGTGCAAACAAGTTCTTTGTTCTTTCCCATAATAACATTTTATATTCTCCTTAGTGTGTATGTGTTAGTATCAGTTATAATATTTGCGAACAGGTCCAAATGGTCCGACCTGGACCTCGCCCCTATCCAATTGCCTGATCCTGCGTTCCAAGTCAGCGTGATCAGTAGACTTACCGAGATAATCTTCTTGCCAATCTCGTTTATTCCAAAATAATTTTTTAAGTGATTTAAGTATCGATGATAGCATTTAAGCCACCTCCTTTGAACCTGAGAAACGTATTCTTGGTCCGTGGAGTTGTGCGTGGGTTGGTGCTTGTCCTTCGTTCTTCAGCATAAATTGGTAAGCATATTCCCAATCGTTGCCGTATTCTGTTTTGGCCCAAGTCAAAAGTTGATTGCGGTGACTATCTGTCATACCGCGTTTCATCCAAGACATCAGACCACTTATATTAAAGTGTGTCATTTTTTTCTCCTAATGTATGGATGCTTAAGGAAAGCAATACCCCCTGTCTTTTCAGGGTGTCAGTGGTCTTTTCCACCGTCATTCGCTTGGTAAGGCAAAGTGAACTTGCCCTGGTCTCTTCCCAGTGTCTGTGTGTGATTTAGAAAAAACATTGCATCTTTTCTACTTCACCTGTATTTATAAAAGTAGTACAGAATTCCTGCCCTATCTTGACGTGATTTCAGTGTTTTTTTTGTAAAGGCTGTTATGCTATTTTCGCAACAGTGTGTCAAGTATAAGTTGACACTAATATTAGCATGTTCTTATAAGAACCTATTTTTCCTTTTGGTAGTATAAGTATTAATATGCACTTGACTTTTTTAGTCGTTGTGCTAATATAGTAAAACATTGTGATTAACTATCAGGGGCAACCCGGGAGAACGCAATGAAAAAACTTTTCGTAAACATAAGGTACTTCATAGCACCATTGCTGATATTGGCTACACTCGCAGGAGTGATGGCAGGTGGAGCATGGGTATGGACAGGTGTAGGCTTATTGGGAGTAGGCATTATACTTGACACCCTTATCAACGTCCAGACACGTGGAGCAGTTGATGAGAACGGTGAGACCTTAGGCATCCCATGGCTACAGAATATGGTTATGTATATGATGTTGCCAGTGTTCGTAGCACTACAGGTAGTTCTTGCTTACCAAATCTTTCACGGTATGGCAGGTGCAGAACTATTAGGTGCTGTGTTATCAACAGGTATATTTGCAGGCATAGGTATAATCTATGGGCATGAACTATCGCACACCAAAGGCGTTGCTTTTATAATAAGCCGTTGGATGATGGGACTATCAGGTTCAGCACATTTCTGTTATGCTCATGTGTACAATCATCACTTGGAATTAGCAAGTGAAGACGATCCTGCAACTGCACCTCGTGGACGTGATATCTATTCACACTATATCAAATCACACTTAGGACAATCTAAGTTCCTGTTTGAAATGGAGAAGGGTAGACTAAAACGTTTGGGTAAACCTTTTATATCATTTGGCAACAGATGGATAAGAGGATACATGATGAGTGTACCAAGCCTTGCATTGTTTTTCTTTGCAGGTGGTTGGTTAGGTGTTGCATGTCTTGCCGCAGTTTGGGTAATATCAAACTTCGAGTTAGAAGCACTTAACTATCTTGAACACTATGGTCTATGTCGTGTTAAAAGCGAGCCAATAGATTATAGACACTCATGGGATAATTCTACATTATTCACAAGTTGGTTCTTCATTGAGATTGGTCGCCAGGCTGATCATCATGACAGAGGTGAAACACACTTCTGGGAACTTGACGAAGTAGGCGCACCTAACACAGGTGTAGGTTACTTTACACTCTTTGCGTTAGCATTGATACCTCCTGTGTTTAATCGCTTTATGAAAAAGCATTTAGACAACTGGGACAAAAACTTTGCAACCGAAGCAGAAAGAGAAATAGCGAACTCTTTATCTTAATCCTCGCTGGGGGTGCAATCACAAGTTGCACCCTTTCTTTCCAATTGTAACAAAAGTTTAATCTTCACTCTTGACTTTTATTAAAACCTGTGCTATAAATAAAACTGTTTATAAAGTAATTCGTATTTTATAAATGAATAATCGTCGGGCATCGTCGAGCCCGATCTTTTTTAACTTGTGAGCGATGTGGTAAAAGCATCAAGCAGATAGGAGAAATAAGAATGGACGCACTCACCCTATGGATGGCAATAGGTTTCGCCTTTGCCGCTTATTCCGTAATAGCAAATGATTCCGTACAGACTCTCGGTACATGGATTGCTTCGAATAATGAGAGATTCAATTGGAAAATTATGTGGGGGTGTGCAAGTGCAGTTCTCCTTTATACATTGTGGTACGGTTGGACAGTGAATGGTGGAGACATTAGTTATGGACGACTAAACAAAATACCATTCCAAGAAATACAATGGTATCACGCAATGGCACCAGCATTACTTTTAATACTAACAAGAATTGGCGTACCGGTGAGTACGTCATTTTTAGTTTTAAGTGCCTTTGCAAGTACATTTGTATTAGAGAAGATGCTCGTAAAGAGTATGATGGGTTATGCAGTGGCGGCAGTCGCGGCATATATTATTTGGATAGGAGTTACTAAACTACTTGATGAAGCAAAGCCTGTCAAAGAAGAACATAAGAAAGCATGGCGTGTAGCACAATGGGTAACAACAGGCTTCCTGTGGTTTACTTGGCTCAGTCATGACATGGCAAACATTGCCGTGTTCCTACCAAGACAGATACCTTGGGACCTTATGGTATTAGTAAGTCTTATATTTGTATTTGGATTAGGATACATGTTCCGTGAAGGCGGAGGTAAGATACAAAATATTGTTATTGAAAAGCACAACACAAGATATGTTCGTAGTGCTACAATAATTGATGCAGTATACTTTTTAATACTATTGTTCTTCAAAGAAATAAACGATATACCTATGTCAACAACATGGGTGTTTGTTGGACTACTATGTGGACGTGAACTTGCTATGGCAACTATGACAGGCAAGGAAAAGTTCAAGACAGTATTTCCACTTGTAACTAAAGACTTCATTAAGATGATGATTGGCTTGGGTGCTTCTGTGGGAGTAGTGTTAACGATACACTATGTTATTGTTCCTAACGGTATAGGACTGTAATTCATAAAAATAGGGTGCCTTCAACAAGCACCCTATTTTATTGATCTTTAGATATTATCTTCTGTAGGTACTATTGATCCATTACCAAATAAATCAACAGCCTTCCAAGCAGAATACATTTTCCACTTAGGTACTGAAGGTTCAGCATCTACCATGCCATACCAGAAAACCATATCAGAGGCTTTCTTTGCTGACTTAACAAGTGCTTCGTCTTGTTTGTCTTGCATCTTGTGTCTGTATTGTCTAATTGTTTTGTACAGTAAATCATGTATGATGGCGCTACGTGCTACATCAAACGGTGCTATTAGCCACCACATTGCTCTTGGTACTGATGCTAAATCAGTAACAAATCCAGTAGGAACAGTTATTTTTGAACCTTTGAGTTTAACACCCACGCCTTTTAATGCTTTAAGTTCTAATTCTGTTAACTCTGGACAATCATATGACAAATCACGACCCAGTACCCATTTACGTGGCGGGTTGAACTCTGCCATGATTTTGTTATTAAAAGTTCCCATATTATACTCCCTCTTAGTTTATAAACCTTTTTGCAGTAATATTTATTTGTAATTGCCATAAATAGTAGTAAGGAAACTGAACACTATGAAAAAACGCACAAGATCAATCTTAGAAGAATTAAACAATCTACATAGAGATCGTGATAATGATTCGCTAATCGCTACTACAGGTACTAATATTATAGAAAGTGCAGTAAACTTGCTTTCACGTATTAACGAACAGTACTCAGAAGAAGAAGCATTAGACATTGAACGTAGATTCCTAAACTCAATTAGAACTGGCGATACTAAGAAATTTAGACGTGGTATCCAAAAAGTACAGGAAAGTAGAAAAAATGATTCTTAATGAAGGTGGTAACGTATTCAAAGACCAAGATGGTAAGCCTACTACTCAACGCATTCAACAAGCAGACGTAGACCCAACATTAAAGTGGATTGAGTCAATCACTGGTATGGACCATGTTAACATGAAGTTAGGTTCAACAGGAATTAAAAGTTCAAGTGGTGACTTAGATGTTGCAGTAGACAAAGACAAGTACGATAAGTCAGAAGTTGAAACAAAACTTATGCAGTGGGTACAAAAGAATCACCCAGACGATGAACCAAGACAGTGGGTAGCCAAGTCAGGTATCAACGTACACTTCAAAGCACCCATCAATGGTAAAGAAGGCAACGGATTTGTACAGTTAGATTTAATGTTTGGTGAGCCAGACTTTATGAAGTTCGCACTAAAAGGTTACGGTGACGATACAAAGTACAAAGGTGTACACAGAGCAATATTAATTTCAAGCATTGCAAAGTTTCATGGTTACAAGTTTAACAGTCAAACAGGACTTGTTGATAGAATTAATAATAAAACAGTTTCAAAAGACCCAGACGAGATTGCACAGTATCTTTTAGGCGACAATGCCAAAGGTGCAGACTTAGATAGTGTTGACTCTATTGTTAACAAAATTAAAAGTGATCCTAACTATGATGCAATGACGGCAGACGCTGTTAAGTATTTTGAGAAGGACGGATTAAAACTACCAGAAGCAGTTCAGTATGAAGGACGTGAATGGTTTAGAAACACATTGGATAAGTTAAATGAAGTTTAGTGAAATAAAAAAAGAAGCACCTGATACACAGGGCGGTTACAAAAAGCCTGCACAGTTTGATCCTAATGATATGGGGATTACAAAAGGTATTAAGAAAGTAGCCGGTGCCGCTAAGAAAAACTTTAACACAGGAAGAAACTTGGCCGCAGTTGGATCAGGTAAGAAAGATGCAAGTGTGCTTGGCCTGATTGGTGCAGTTAAAGATGCAGGTAGTGAAATCAAAGGAGCCGCCAAAGGTGCTTACTCTGAACCAGGAGCAGAGCCAGTAGACGGTGACTTGGCACAAACTAAAAAAGACAGACCAGATCAAAAGTTTCAAAAGAAACAAGACGGTGGAGATGCAAAACCACAACAACAAAAAGCACAGCCTAAGAAACGTGATCCTAAATTAGTTAGTGATCCTATTAGAGGCGTAGATGATTATACAAATGGTGCACAGTTTATTCACCCAGAGAACAGACTTTCATATCAATATGATGCAACAGATAAAGTATGGAGACCACAAACTACTGACCGAAGCATTAAGCCAATAGACCAAGTTAAAGGTAAAGACTTTTTTAACAAAGACAAGAACCGTACAAGAATGTTAGAAAGTTTAGATGCACGTATCCAACACATAGAAGATTTAATTTTCTTTAATGGTAGTGCAGGTGCAAAGAGAGCATTACAAAAAATTAGAGCAATGGCGGAGAAGACAGACAATGTACAAATCAAATGGGATGGATCTCCCGCAGTCATTTTTGGCCGCGATGAAAATGGAGAGTTTATACTCACAGACAAAGGAGGCTTTGTCGCAAAAGGATATGATGGAAAAGCAAAGAGTCCAGAAGCAGTTAACAAAATGTTCTTGGCCAGACCCGGAGCAAAGAATGATCCTAAAGGTTTTAAAGCATTAGGAGCCAACATGGCAAAGGCTTGGCCTATTATGGAAAAGGCTACACCTAAAAACTTTAAAGGTTACTTTAAAGGAGACATGCTATACTTCCATGAGCCACAACAAGAACAAAACATGTATCACTTCAAACCTAACATTGTACAATACACAGTTAAGACAGATAGTGATTTAGGTAAAGAGATTAATAAAAGTAAGATAGGGGTAGTAGTTCACAGAGTCATTGACGAAGATGGTAACGAACAACCATTCAACGACTTTGACATTATGGAGGGTACAGATTTACTTGTGATTCCTCCAGTAACAGTTTCAGAAACCGTAAAGGTTGATGAAAGTTCAATAGGGAAGTTAGAGAACATCATCTCAAGAAACAGTAGTGCTATTGACAGTTTCCTTGACAAAGCAAAACTTAAACAGATGCAAGTTACTGACTTCCCGAACATATTGTACACTTATGTAAACCAGAAAGTAGACTCCGGCTTAGAAAACTTAGGCCGTGACTTTATTAAATGGATAGGATCTTCTAAGGTTAGTGCAAACAAACAAAGAAAGATACAAGAGTACATTAGTGAGAACGTAAGTACATTCAGTGCTATATGGGATACCGTAAACGGCATCATGAATGTAAAAAATAACATCATTGATCAATTGAACAACCAAGATGCAGATGTAAAAGCAACCATTAACAGACAACCGGGTGGTGAAGGTTATGTTGTAACTGGTTCCAAGGGTGATATGAAACTTGTCAACCGAGGCAAGGGCGGGTTTACTCAAGCCAATAGATCGGTACAAAGATAATAGGAGCAAACAATGAAACTAAAAGAAATGTTAGATGACGTGAAAATGCACGAAATCGATGACGACATGAGAGACTTAGGACTTGGCGGTCCTGATATAGCAGACGATGATGATGCAGGCATGGATGCTGAATTCAAAAACACACCAATGATTATCCAAGTAGGCAAAGTACTTGACTCAAGAGGTAATCCAAACCCAGTAAAAACTTGTAAGACTGATGATGGTAAAGAAATGCCATGTAGTCCAGAACAAGCGGCAACAATTAAAATGTTGTTAACTACTGATAAAGTTAAACCTGCAATCAAACGTGAGTTTACAAAAGACGTACAGAATAGTGAAACACTTGGTATGCTTTTAAAAGCAGGTAGCAAAGACGATATGATTAGAGCATTCCTTGAGAAGTATGTTAAAGGTCAAGGAGACGCACCAGAGAGAAGTAACTACACCTAAGATGATGGATTTCTTAACAGAACTGCACGAAGCGAGAATGACTCGCGATAGCGGCAATCAACGTGTATTAAGTTACACAGATTGTTGTGAGCGACTATACCTTACTATGCTCGTCCTTGAGTTATTAAGAAGGTATCCTCAGTTTGCTCCAGTTGCTCACGGTTATGCTAAGAGAACAACAGACAGAGATAGTTACAAACACTTTAGAATGTATGCAACAGATTTATATAACTTTGCATACTTTGTACAAGGTGATGAAGAAGCATTAAACAAACTTAAAGATCCCAAAGCGGCAATGGCTATTCGTAGAAGAACTACATTGCCTGCAATGGCATTCAATAGATATTTGATGGCTATGTCAACAGGCAGGGTAACTTCTTTAAATGACCAAACAGTATTCTTAGGTATTGAAAGTGCTTTGAATATTGTAAACACAGACTACAAAGCAATACGTAGAAGTTTATTCAACTTCAATAGATTATCAACAGGCGACAAAAAGAAAATTGTTACACGTTTGTTGTATGCTTGTAGAGCAAAACTAAGAAGCAGTGACATCATTGAACACTTAGAAGCATTGGCGGCAGTTAGAGATCTTGAATCTGCTAAGGTTAGAGATCCAGAGCCAACTGTATCAATACCAGATGTAAGTGTTGACATAAAAGACTTAGGCTTCTATAGATTCTTACTTGGCACAAAGAATTTAATGCTTGCCAAGAAATTTATTGAGATGGCCGTTCAAGGTAAACCTATTCCTCCACAAATGGTTAGAGCATACATGCCTGCCATTAAAACTATAGATAATATAGTAAAAGGCGGTCCTGCATTCATTTCCATGCTAAAAGCACTGGAAAGACGTGCATTACAGAGCCAAACTTCCAAAAAAGACTAAATAATAGTAACAACTTCATAGAGTAATGAAGATGTCATTTAAGAGAAGAAGTATTTCTTTATTTTAACATAGGAGAAAAAAAATGGCTGGAATAGCACAAGGAAACGGCGGAATCGCTAAAGCAGGAAATGGTTTAGGTGGAAAAACAAGAATCATCAACCTTGCAAAAACTAACATGACACAAGCAGAATTAGATGCGGCGTTAACATATCTTGCGGCAGGTGATGTTGCTGGAACTAACGATGCACACACAATCGCTGGTGTATCTGTTTTAACTGAATCAGGTGTGTTCACAAGTGGAACTACTGATGCAGTACAAGTTGCACTTCAAGGAACTGGCGCATTTACTGCGGCGGCTGACTTTGGAACTGGTTCAACTGGAGTAACTTCAAGTTTACTTGCAGACTTTGACCAAAACCCTGCGTAATTAGTTTTTAACTAATACGAAGTTTAAAAGGGCTCAGTTTTTACTGGGCCCTTTTTTTATGACTATAAGTAATACTATGAAAGTCACGATCAGAACCCTAATAGATATTACGGAGACTCGTAAGTATAAACACAACGAGGCTGATAAACAGTTAATCAATCAACAAGCCAACTTCATGAGTTTCTTTAACTGTTTGAGTATGCGTTTCAATCCTTACTACGAAGTAAGTCCATTATGTTCTGAACAAGACGTAACTGGGGTTTTTGGTACAGACTTTACGGGTAAACATAAAGTTTGGGATTTTGAGTTTGATGTTGAAACAGCAGTTGCAGGAACAGATCTTAATACACTTAAAGATGATTTTGATTTAGTACCTGTGGTAGCGAACCTAACAGAATCGATAAATACTGATAACAAAGCATTTAGAACAAAGAGTAAGAAGAAGTGTAATATCATCTTTATCTTACCAGAGAATGCAGAGTAAAATCAGTATAAATATTATTATAATTTAGGCAAACATTACATCTCAATTAGGTACATAATAGGCCCCTTGCACGATAAACACGCAATGGAGAGAACAGATGGCAAGAGCCACAAGTTTAGAAAAAGAAAATTTAGAAGCACACGTAGACTTGTGCGAACAGAGATATAAATCCTTAGAAGGTCGTTTAGGTAAGATCGAAGAAAAGGTAGAACATATCCATTCGGACATACAAAACGGCAATAAGTCTATGATCAAAGTAATCGTTGGTGCTTCCGGAACTATTGTAGCAGGGCTCCTTTCTACAATAATCGTTATCCTTATCAACTTCAACTAATCCTTAAGACACTAAATACAAGTGTTATGTTAATAGAAGATATTATCGCACCTCTTGTAGAAAAACAGATATGGGCTCGTTCAGGTAAGAAAGTAGTCCGTAAGTATCGTTGTACCACAGGACATCGCAAAGGGCGTATTGTATCTAAGATAGGACAGTGCTTTGCCGCACCGAATATCAAAGCAAAGATACGCATGAAGAAAACAAGAGCCAGACTTGGTGCAAGAATGGCACGTAAGGCAAGAAGAACTAAACGTACTAATCCAGCAAGTATCAGAGTAAGAACTATGAACAGATCTGGAGCAGGGTTTAAAGTGCCTAACAAACGTATAGCAATTAAGAAGAGAAAGTAATGATTGTTAGTGAGATAATTACAGAAGGAGCGTTACAAATTGCAGGCCGACGTGGTGGTAAGATTGTGCGTAAATACAGATGTACAACAGGCTCACGTAAAGGACGTATTGTTGCAAAGCCAGAAACTTGTAACAAACCTAAAAGGGTACAAAGTTCGATTAACATAAAGAGAGCAAAGGCAAGACGTGGTAGTGCGATGAAGATTGCAACGGCACGTAGAAAAAGAGCAGGAGGTCAGTCACAACGCTTGGCAAGGATTAACAGGTCAGGCAGACGTAACCTGAAAAACATTAGACCTAAAACAAGAAGTAGAAAGAGATCAAGATAATGAGATACAACGAGATTCAACTTACTGAAGAACGTGCAAGAGAAATTCTTGCAAACAAGTATCCTCATTACACTCCAGAACAGATTGACGAGGCAGTCCCAGCAATGTTAGGTGCAGTCGCAGGAGCGGCAGGCAAGTTAGCAATGAAAGGTGCCGCGGCCGCAGGTAAGATGGCGGCTAAAGGTGCAGGAGCAGTTGCAAAGGCAGGTGCAAAAGGCATTGGCAGAGTAGGGCAGAAGATGGGACAGATGGCCGCGAAAGGTGCTAAAGGCGCCGCACAGAAACTTGCAACAAAGGCAGTGAATAAAGCACAAGGTATGGTTGCTAACAAGATGGCACAGGCAGTATTAAAACCCGGAAGTACTCTTCCGATGCCAGATGCACAAGGAAAACAACAAGACTTTGAAATAGACAGTGTTAAGGGCAATGAAGTAACACTGAAAAATCCAAAAGCCAAACCAGGCGAACCAATAAAAACAGTTCATGTTAAAAAAGATTTGGATCCAATTATCAAGCAAATGACAACTGGATAACCAATGAAAATTAACGAACTTTTACAGACTTTTACAATAGCATTAAGCAATGAGGAATCAGAAGTATTGAACCAAATGTCTAAAGGAGATGTTACTCCTATTCATGCTTACACTGAAAGAGAGCAATTCGTGATTGAATCTCTTATCAGAAAGGCTTTAGTAAGTAAAGTAGTTAAAAACGGTAGAATACTGGTTATGGCAAATGAAACATACAAACCCTAATATAACTAAACTCTTAAACGAGATAATGGATGCCGAACTGGCAGAGTATCCCGTACCATATAAAAAGGGTAATAGCATACGCATAAAGAATGTTGTCATGCGTAGAAACGGTAAAGGGTATCATGTATTCAATCTTGTAGACAAATCCCATGTAATCTTTACCCCGTCTAAGACTACTGCACTTGCAATCGCACATTGCACAGCACATGGGTTACACCATTCTGTATCTGATATTAAGCGTTTAGAGTCTAAATTGAGTAAATACTATAACGATGCTATATTTTATAAGTATACTGTAGAGCATAGTAAGGACGAAATACGTGCAGATTCGGCGCAAATGCGGTTTGAGATAGCAATGGACGAATGTATGCGTATCAGGGATCAAATTGAGAACTATCTTTTTGATAAATAAATATAGTTAAAAGGAACAAGCAATGAGAATAAGCCATTTTAATAAACCGATCACAGCAAAGAGCTTGAACGAAAGCCTTGATAAAAGATTCGGACAAACAGTAGACGTAGATAAGTTTTCAACTGATCAATTAATGGACGCAAGAAACAAATTGCGTACAGCATTACATGATATCGAAACTAACGAATCATTTGATGCAGTAGGTAACGAAGATTACCAAAAGAAAAGTATGTTCCTTAAAGTTATTAACCAGGCAATTGATGAAAGAGCACATATTGTAGAAGGCGATGTAGAAGCAGACAAAGCAATCACAGAAGGCGCTGAAGAAGAAGCAACACTTGTTATGGCCGCAAAGGACATGGTTGACAGAGTTACAGGCTGGATGGAAGACACAGCAGAAATGCAAACAGAATCAATGCTTGAAATAGGCGACAAGATTAGAGATGAAATGGGCAGTGAACAATCTGAATCATTCATAGGAACAGTTAAGCCAGCATTAGAACAATTATTCACAACACTTGAAACAACACGTGACGCATTAACAGGCGGCGTAGCCGTACTGACAGGCGAGGGTGCACCAGAAACAATGGGCGACGAAGCACCAGCAGAAGAAGATCCAGAAATGGAACCAACAGTAGACGCAGAAGCAGAAGCAGAAGCACCAGCAGAAGAAGGTGGTGATGAGTTTGCCGCGGCAGAGCCAGCAACAGGTGGCGAAGAAGACGCAGGTAGACCAGCAAGAGAAAGCATAGAGCGTTCACGTAGACTTGGTACTATACTTGGAGGTGCTGACTCAAAAAAAAAGTAATTGAGTCTGCTTCACCCAATCTAACGAAAATCTTAAATTTACTTGTAAAAAACAAAACTGAAAAAGTCTCTTGGGACGAACTTAACGGTTACATGGATAACATGGGCGGTGAGCAACATGACCAAGAGACTTTCAAAGCAGTTTACGACCAGGATCCAATAGTACAAGAACTTGTTGCAAGTTTTGATCCTGAAGGCATAACACTCAAAGGTGGCGAAGAACCACAACAACCTGCACAAGGCGATGACACAGTTGACCAAATGGCTCAAAGTGCTACTGCCAATGCAATGCAATAATCCACTTATAAAAAAACACTTGACTTTATAACGTAAGTACTATATAATGTACGCTACGACTAAAGGTAAGTAATGGAAAATTATAAAGAAGTTGCAGATCAATGGACTTGGCATTCTCTCTATCCTCAATATAGAGAGTTTGAAGTATTATTTGATAAAATTATTGCAGATGACGAAAGCACCGGCACTACAACTGTAGATGGCGAGCAGATCTATATTCCAAAAGATAATCAAGACTACCAAAGAATACAAGATAGATTCTTTCTATGGCTTGAACAGCAACTTGCATTTAAAAATATAACCGAATTCAAATGTATTGAATCTTGGATCATCTACTATCAAAAAGGTGGATACCAAGGACTTCATGTACATCAAGGAGATATGGATAAGAATACTTTTAGTGCCGTTATACACTTAGATGATGTTCCAATATATCATAATACAAAGAATAAGTTTAACGGTATGCTTTTTTCAATAATGCCAGAACCCAATGGATACCAACACCCACAACACTTTCCAAGTGTACAAGGAGGCATAGTATGCCTTGAAGGTAAAGTGTGGCACGGTGTGTATCCTACCGACAGTATTAGACGTACTGTCGTTTACGATATCGAATATAAGAGGAAATAATTTTGTCATTAATTACAGAACGCTATCAGTATAGCGAAATCAAAAAACAGTCTGTTGACGGTAAACGTTTGTATGCTTGTCCAGATGGTAATGCTGTCGCAAGTGTTACTACAATCTTAGATAAAACAAAAGACAAGTCAGGATTGATTGCATGGAAGAAACGTGTAGGAGAACAAAAGGCCAAAGAGATTGTTACTGAAGCGGCTGGTGTTGGTACACGTATGCACAAGTACCTTGAAGACTATATTGAACTTGCAGAATGGCCACAGCCAGGCAGTAATCCATATGCCCAACAGGCACATAAAATGGCAACAGTAATTAAAGAAGAAGCAATGACGCATGTAGATGAAGTATGGGGATCAGAGATTAACTTGTTTCATCCTAAGATCTATGCAGGAACTACAGACCTTGTAGGACAATACAAAGGACAGCCTGCTATTATGGACTTTAAACAAACTAACAAACCTAAGAAAGCAGAATGGGTAGAGGATTACTATTTGCAACTTGTAGCCTATGCCTTAGCACATAACGAAATATACGGTACAGATATTAAGGAAGGCCACGTATTCATGTGCAGTCGCGACTTACAGTATCAACAGTTCGATTTATTACCAGAAAACTTTGCAGAGTGGGAGCAAAAGTGGTGGGATCGTGTGTATATGTACTACGATAAGTTCGCTTGAAGTCGATAAATACTAATAACAATTTAGGAGTTAGTAAGTGGCTGTAGTTCAAATATCAAGAATTCAAATACGTAGAGGACGCAAAAACAGTGGTTCAGGAATACCTCAACTTGCAGGTGGTGAACTTGGCTGGGCAGTAGACTCACAAGAACTATACATTGGTAACGGCAGTGTTAGTGAAGGATCACCGGCAGTAGGTAATACAAAAGTATTAACTGAAAACGATAACCTTTTTACACTTGCAGATCAATACACTTATCAAGATGGCACAATCCAAACTGGTGCAACAGTTAGTGGACCAATTAAAAGAACACTTCAAAGCAGATTAGATGACATCGTTAGCATTAAGTCTTTCGGTGGAATAGGTGATGGTTCAGATCAAACTTCAACACTACAACGTGCTATTGATCAGTTGTTTATTAACACTGCTTCAAAAGGTACAACACAAAGTAGAGTTACACTTGTTTTAGAAGCAGGTACATATAACATTTCAAACTCAATTAAGATACCTCCACACGCAACTATCAAAGGTGCAGGTAGAAACAAAACATTTATTATACAGACAGGCAACTATCCTATCTTTACTACAGTGAACAGTAACAGTACACCAGGCAACTATGCTGATGACAGTACAAGTACATCACTTACACAAGCACAAGACATTACATTAGAAGGCATGACACTACAACACAACTTAGGAAGTTTCACAGGTATTGAACTTGTAAGTTGTAAGAACAGTGTGTTTAAGAACTTACAGATAAAAGGACCGTGGACATCAGG